CTCCTCTGGCGCCTGGGCAAAGGCTTTTCTGGCTAGGCCGCTGGACTGGCTCAGAGAGTCCAGATTGTTGCGCAGTGCGCCTATCTCTTGCGTTCCGGTAACCTTGGCCGCGATCCTCAGGACCGCGTCCATATTCATGGCCATTACCGCTTCCCTCCTTTGACAGGCTTCGGCTCAGCCGCTTTGTTGATCAGCTCCCGGGCCCGGCTTTCCATGATCTGCAGATCCTCCAGGGTCTGGCGCCGGTCCCTTACAGCGTAAAGATCCATCATCTGTAGAACCACGCCATAGTCGAGGCCCACCACGCCAGAGCCGCCGACGCGCCACTGAGTCTGGCACTGCAGAAACAGCATCACCGCGTCCTCATGCTCCGGCCAGACCTCAAACTGCTTGGGGTTCTGCACCGCCTCGGGCAGGCAGCTCACGTCTGCCCCGTAGGCCTTCAGGTCCGCCAACAGATCATCATTGGCGCCGCCATCACCGTGCCACCAGTGATCGACAGCGCCCGTCAGTTTCCCTTTTTCGCCACCTCCATCGAGCCGTACCAGGCTTTGATGATCTGCCCGGCGATGGTAGGGATCTCCAGCAGCTGATCCAGGGCAGCCTCGCTGAAGGGGACGTCTTTGCCATTGTCATCGGTGATGCCCGACCAGCCGATCAGGATCTCCCGTGCGGCGGCCTTGTCGTCCAGCATGTCATCCTCGCTGGCCCGGCCCAGCTCAGTGGCGCGGGCCAGCTTGGCGATCTCGTTGATCCGGCTCTGAGGAAGTCGTTTGAACTCCGCATCGAAGCTGTGCTTCTCACGACGGCCGCCGTTGGTCGGGATCAGCAGGGGCACCGGCCATGTGTAGCTGGCCGATTGCTTGAGAACGAATGCCATGGGTTGTCAGTGGGTAATGCGAGTGGGCAGGCGTGGCCTATTTGACCACGATTTTCAGGTGGTTGTTTGCGGCGGTGCTTTCGGCCTCGTAGGGGATGGTGGCCATCTGCACGCCGTCGGAATCGTTGTAGGTAATCGGGCCAGAGATGGAGGAATGCTCCATCGTGATGTCCACGATATTGCCAGCGGTCTGGCCGTGCTGGAAGCTGATCTCCCCACGGCTGCGATCGAGCAGCTGGGCGAAATAATTCTTCGCCGCGATGGTGGGCAGCTCCACCACCACATCACCAGAGGGCAAGTGATTGGTGATTTGGTATTGATCGGTGCACCCCATGTTGCGCTTAAGGGGCATCTCGTTGTTCAGTGCCAGACTGAACGACTCCATGCACGCCGAGGCGTAGCCGAACACTTCCACGGGGGTGGTGTTGGTGCCGCTGCAAATCACCGGGGTGGCCTGGTTGCCGAACGTGGGTGTGAGCTGGGCCTCATCGGCGGCATCCACGTAGAAGCCCATCAGCTCGAAGCTGATCTTGGGGATCTCGCCAGCGGCCAGGTTGAACGTGGCATTGCCGCGGCAGCCGCGCAGGCGGTTACGCAGGCCGTCGTTATTGAAGTCCAGCGACACGCCCTTGATGTTGGTCATTGCCGGGGTGTATTCGACCGTGGAGCTCACCACCGCTTCACCGAACCCGCAGCACTGCAGGATTCGGCCCCAGCGGGGAGCGGTGCCAGCGGTGCCGCTGCCGGCGATCTCCACGTCGAAACTGGCCATACCGACCCGTTGGCCGACGATCTTTTCGGTGTGGCCGAAATACTGCCGCAGCAGCTCCCGGTCAATCAGCCCCGGGTCGAGGGGTTGGAAGTCCAGGTTGCTCACCAGCAGGGCGTCAGTGCCGGCGATGGTGGCAAAGGTGCCGTAGGTGCTTTCGACTGCCGCCAGCAGCAGGCGCCTATGCGTCGATTTGCTCATTGTCCAGTGCAGGGGCAGGGGCAGGGGCAGGCATCACGCACTCGGTAGGCGTGGCGTAGTTGTCGATCCATTTGCCGGTCTCCTCATCGAGCCGATAGCTGCCGCCATCGGTCGGCCGGGGATCTGGCTCAGGTTTCGATCGGGCCATGCCGGTGTTGAGTCCTGGTGTCAGGCTACGGAGCGCCAACGCTGAGATCCGTCACGCTGGTCCTATACCGCACCCGGTAACTCAGCACCTCCACCACGGCGGTGCCATCGGCGGCGTCAAACTCTGGATTGCGGCTGAGGGGCCAGATGTCCATCACCAGCCCGCCCAGGGTGCACCGCTGGCGCTGGCCAGGGTGATGGCCACGGCGGAGAGGATCTGTTCGCGGCGGGTTGCCATAGGGTCAGGGGATCGCTGCAGCGATGGCGTTGACCAGAGCGGTCACTCTCGCGTCAAGCAGCGCGAGGTCAAGGGATTCGCCAATGCCGTAGAAGGCAAGGCGAGCGTCCGTAAAACTATTAGCAGATCCATTAAGATTTCTACAAAAAACAAAAGTATTTAAACTAATATTTGCATTGCTAGATGTCGCGCTTGTTGTTGTCGTGCTGTTTGCTCTGTAATTAAAATTTGCCGAAGATGACCTAGATGTTCCCATAAAACCAAGCTGAGTAAAATTATGCACGCTATTGGTAAATGACGAGGCATTAACGCCAAAAAAGGCAGGGCCGTTATTATCACTTATGCGTGATGCGCTTGCCACTGGTGTCGTAGCTTGAGCGGCGATATAAGACGAATTATTTGTAATGGGTGCTTCTGTTTTGTAAATTGCCAAATGCTTGTTATCTTGCGGATCAGCATTGTTAGCTCTATTGCTATCTAAATACTTCGTGCCTGCATTTCCCTTAAGTCCCGTTCTCCTGTTGTAATCTCCCGCCACAAAGTTAAAATTCGTCGGCGCCGTCCCCACCACCGGCACCAGGCAGCCCTGCAGTGTTCGAGCACCAACCATGAAAGGCATGGCTTTAATGGTGCTCGCAGGCTGCGCAATCACACCGCCGCTGACCCCTAAAAGGCTATCGCTCACAAGATCTTGTAGCGTGGTGCTAAACGCATCCGTTACACCAAGCTCCAAGCCCTGAGTATTCCCTGCCACAACATCCGCAGCAGTCACCCTGTCAAGATAATCTTGGACGTAAGAAGGATAAAGAAGCGCCCTACGTCTCTGAACAATTAGCATCCGATTTCCTCCCGCATAAGGCCCCCTGCGCCACTCATGCCGGCAGCTCATTGATCCATCCAGCAGAAAGATCGAACGGTTGACCAGCCTGGATCTGCTGGCGCAGTTCCGCTGCCCGCTCCATATTGCTGTAGCCCGCTTCCACCAGCGCCTGATGACGCTGCAACAGATCAACCATGGCGGGGGTTGCCGTGCCCTCACCGTCGCGCCGGATGGCCTCAGCCAGCAGTACGGCCAGCATCGGATCCTCGTTGCTCGGATACAGCCGAGAATTAGCCTGTAGCCGTGCCGCCTCGACTTGATTCAGCAGCTCTTCCACGGGCCGGCGGATCACTTCCAGCGTCTCTTCCCATGTCCCCGCAGGGCCGCCCGGCTTCGGGCTGGGGTAATCCACAGCGCTCCAGCTGGCTCTCTCAAAGAAAATCTGCGGGTCGTACTCTCTGACTTGCGATTCGCCCCTCAGGTAAAACTTGATCTGAGTGCCGTCGTAGGGAAGCCCGAACAGGTTGGGCCACCTAGCGCCGCCTGGGTTGGTGGGTACATTGCCCCTCACCGGCACAAACAGATCGACGCTCTGACCCTCGCGTGGGCCCTGTTCGTCGTAGAAGCGAACGCCGGTGTCGGGATTCGTTTTGATGGTGTCAGTCATGGTCAGACAGCAGAACGGGTAAACAGGAATTGAGCGAACAGGCCTTGGGCACCAGTGCCCACGCCAACCAGATCGACGCCGATTCGATCACCAGCGGTGAATGTTCCGCCGGTGATCGTTGCCGACACGTCAACCAAGCTGGCGCCTGATGCCAGCGTGGCGTTGCCGGTCAGCACCGATGTCTTGGTGCCTGCGGCGGTGCGCCGGTAGGCATTGAAGGTGCTGCTGCTACTGCCGGTGTTGTCGATGTGGCTGCCAAACCGCACAGCCGTCAGGGTGAAGCTGCCTGACGGCACCGGCACCGGCCATTCGACGTAGTTCGTCCCAGCGGTTGCTGTTTCGCCCTTGTTGCTGAGCACCAATATCAGGCCGTCACCGAGAGGCCCCAGGTCGGCGTAGGTGCTGGGGATGTTGGGCAGCCCAGACAGGCTGCTGTAAGCGATCTGCGCCCCATCACCGCCGTTGTGGTCATGGCTGTTGCCATTGGTCACACCCTGCGCTGCAGGGGCAAAGTCCGTGGTGGCCGCCGCTGCTGCGCTGCCCAACGGAGGCAGCCCGCTCAGATCCCCATAAGCCCCCGTGAACCCCACGCGGGCCATTGCCGCGCCGACGCCCACCAGGATCGTCCCGGTTTCGGCGTTCACCCGGGCCACGCTGCCCACGGCCTGCACCAGCCCGCTAGCTGGGGGTGTGGCCACTAGGGCGCCACCAGCACCCACGTAGAGACGATCCCGAATCTGATAGCCGCCAGTATTGAACGGCCGCAGCTCGCCCAACACCACGGCGTCCCCGTCGCCGTTGTTGGCCAGCCCGGACTGGAGCAGCCCGATCGCGGGCATCTTGGCCGGGTCGGTCGGGTCGCAGGCGGCTACCGTGATTCGATCGGTGTCGCCCACGCTGCCGGTCGCATAGACCGCTGTGCCAGCCGCCAGAGGCCCGCCGCTGGTGTTTCGGACGTGAACGTAAAAATCGCCGGCGATGCTGCCGTGGATATGCGGAATCACGACCGGCGCTGTGCCGGTGATCGTCAGGCCGGTGAAGGATGGGCTGTTAGCCGTGCCCAGGCCCAGCAGCGTGCGCTGTGCGGCCGCGTCGAGGGCCTCCGCCATGGCGCGGCCTGCCGCGGTGCTGGCGCTGGTCCACCAGGCGGCAATGGCCTGCCGCACCCGTTGCGCCGTAAACGCCCGCCGGGTGGTCGCCGTGCCCGCCTCAGCCTCAGCCTGCTCGATTGTGGCGGCGGTCCATTC